CCGGGGCAGAGCCGCGGCGCGCCGTACCTCGCGGCGGTGATCGAGCCGCTCAAGGGGCTCGGCCGCTACACCGAGGGCGAGCTCGCCGCGACGGTCGCAGCCTCGCTCTTCGCGGTGTTCGTGAAAAGCGCGGGCACGGGGCTCTCGCCGCTCGAATCGGCGACGACCGGCATGGTGCCGCGCGCGGGCGGCGACGTCGCGCAGCCGGGCTGGGACGGCCAGCTCGCGCCGGGGCTGGTGGTCGATCTTGCGCCGGGCGAGGACGTGGCGTCGGTGAACCCGGGGCGGCCGAACCCCGCGTTCGACCCGTTCGTGCAGGCGATCCTGCGGCAGATCGGCGTCTCGCTCGAGCTGCCGTTCGAGACCTTGATCAAGCACTACACCGCGAGCTACTCGGCGGCGCGCGCGGCGATGCTCGAGGCCTGGCGCTTCTTTCGGAAGAAGCGCGCGTTCGTGGCGACGCGCTTCTGCCAGCCGGTCTACGAGACGTTCCTGGAAGAGGCGATCGCGCTCGGCCGCATCGCGGCGCCCGGCTTCTTCGACGATCGCCTCTATCGCGCGGCCTACTGCGGCGCGCTGTGGCACGGCGACGGCCCCGGCTCGATCGACCCGGCGGCGGACGTCCAGGCGGCGGAGAAGCGCATGCAGCTTCGCATCACGACGCTGAAGAAGGAAACCGCCGAGTACGACGGCTCGGACTGGGAGAAGAACGTCGAGCAGGCGGCGAAGGAAGCGGCGAAGCTGCGCGGCGCGGGCCTGCCGCTGCCCGGCGAGAAGCAGGTCGCGCAGCCCGCTCCGGCGCCGACCGATCCCGACGCGCCCGATCGCGCCGACCCGAACGAGCCCGAAGAACCGCAGGACGGCCGCGTGCCCGATCGGCCGCGGCGCGCGGCATAGAGGGGACAAAATGTACTAGAATCGACCCGGCTTCAAAGAGCGAACAGATCAGGCTTGGCGCAACCCCTGTCGCTCTCACACACACGCGCCACAAGAGAGGTTTGCAAATGGAAGCGAAGACAGTAGTAATCCGTCCGCCGAATTTCATGACAATGCGATTCACGATCAAAGGCACGGCACCTTACGTGCAGCATCGGTTCTGGAAGAAGGCGGAAATGATGGAGAGGCAGAAAGCGGGCGCGCAGGCAAAGAGCAAGCGGGTGCGGGAGCCTCGCGATTTCGAACGCGACTATCACGAGTCGATGCATCTGGCTCCGGAAGGCTGGGCGGGGATTCCGGCTTCGTCTTTTCGCAACGCGGCGATCAGCGCGTGCAAGATCGCGGGATTCGTGATGACGCGGGCGAAGCTCGCGATTTTCGTGGAGCCGGACGGCTTCGATCAGGACGGCATGCCGATCGTGCGGTTGGGCGGGGAGCCGGAGCAGCATACGAGCTACGCGCGAAACGACGACGGCAGCGTCGATATCCGCTCTCGCCCGATGTGGCGAGAGTGGACGGCGCATCCGCGCGTGCGCTTCGACGCCGATGTGTTCAGCGCGGCCGATGTGGCTAACCTGTTGCATCGCGTGGGGCAGCAAGTCGGGCTCGGTGAAGGCCGGCCTGACAGCAAAGACTCAGCGGGGCTCGGCTGGGGCCTGTTCGAGATCGTTTCGGGGGATGCGGTATGATCAACATCAACGACGTTCGCAAGGCCGAGCTGGAATCGATCAGGGCCGCGCACGGCGGCGTGCTGAAACCCGAGCACGTCGTCGAGTTCGCGCGCAACAAACGGACCGCGCTGCACAGCGCGTTCGAGTGGGACGACGACGTTGCGGCCGAGAAGTATCGCCTGACGCAGGCGCGGCTCATCATTCGCATCATGGTGATGCCGTCGCCGATGACGGGCGAGCTGATGCCGGTGAACGTGTCGATCATGGAAGACCGCAAGCAACCAGGCGGCGGCTATCGCAGCGCTATCGATGTGATGAGCAATCCCGAGATGCGGCGGAAGTTGTTGAGGACCGCGCTGATCGAGATGGTCGGCTTTCGCAAGCGCTATCGTGCACTGACCGAGCTGGCGCAGATTTTCGAGCTGATCGACGCCACCGAACAACGTCTCAACGAAGAAGACGAGACCTGCTCCAGTATGTAGTTATCGTGGCTGGGCGTGGCAGGCAGGGCGTGGCGTGGTGAGGCTGGGATTGGCAAGGCAAGGCAGGCACGGCCAGGCGCTACGAGGCTGGGTCAGGCTGGGCATGGCCAGGTAGGGCAGGCGAGGCGAGGTAGGGCACGGCTCGGCTAGGACGGGCGCGGCGGGGTGGGGCTCGGTAAGGCAGGCAGGGCGTGGCATGGTGCGGCCGGGTGCGGCATGGTGCGGCCGGGTAAGGCAGGCGAGGCGTGACATCGCAAGGCGCCGCCCGGTTGGGCGCGGCATGGTGAGGTCCGGCAAGGCAACTGGAAAAGGGCTCAGGAGACTGGGCCCTTTTCTTTTGGGGTGACGCAATGCGCGTGATCGACATACTGAACAGCCCCATGGCGATGTATCCGCCGAAGTTCGAGGAGATCGGCGACATCTACATCTCGCACGTGCGCGGCCCGAAGATCGACATCGCGGGGATCGAGGCGCAGATCGGGCGGCCGCTCGCCAACGAGCATCAGCCTCCGGATATTCGCGACGGCGTGGCGATCATCGAGATGCACGGCGTGATGGGGCGCCGCATGAATCTGTTCTCGAAGATCAGCGGCGGCGCTTCGACGCAGATGGTGCAGCGTGATCTGCAGGAGGCCATCAACAGCTCGCGCACGCACGCCGTGATTCTCGCCATCGACAGCCCGGGCGGGACCGTTGACGGCACGCAGGAGCTCGCGAACGCGGTATTCGCCGCGCGCGGGAAAAAGCCGGTCGTCGCGCTCGTCGAGCAGGCAATGTCGGCGGCCTATTGGGTCGCCTCCGCGGCGGAGGAAATCTACATCTCCAGCGAAACCGCGATGACCGGCAGCATCGGCGTCGTGACGCGGCACATCGACGTGAGCCGTGCCGAGGACAAGGTCGGCATCAAGACGACCGAGGTTTTCTCGGGGAAATATAAAAGAGTCGCGTCCGAGTTCGCGCCGTTGACCGACGAGGGCAAGGCGCATTTGCAGGCGTTGACGGACGACATCTACGCCGTCTTCGTGAACGACGTCGCGCGCAACCGCGGCGTGAGCGCAGAGCAGGCGCTCGAACGCATGGCCGAAGGCCGGGTGTTCGTCGGGCGCAAGGCGATCGACGCAGGGCTGGCCGACGGCGTCAGCACAATCGACGCCCTGGTGCAAGATTTGGTGGCGGGCCGCAAGCCGGCGCGCCGCAAGTAAACGCGGCCGGTGTTGCCGCGATCTCCGAAAGCAGCTCAACCAGAAAGGAAGACGGTATGACAATCGATAGAGATTTCATCGCCGCCAACCATCCGGACATCGCGGAAGCGTTTCGGGCGGAAGGCTACGAGCGCGGCGTGAAGGAAGGCCGCGAGCAGGGCGCCACGGCGGAGCGCGAGCGCATCCAGGCGGTGCGCACGCAGGCCATGGCGGGCCACGAGAAGCTCGTCGAGACGCTCATGTTCGACGGCAAAACGACCGGGCCGGAGGCGGCGGTGCAGGTGCTGGCGGCCGAGAAGCAGAAGGTCGCCGGGCGGCTCTCGCAGATCGAGGCCGACGGCCGCGCGATCGCCGGCGTGCCCGGCGCGCCGACCGAAAGCGGCGAGCGGCGCGAGGGCGCGAACGCCGCCGACAACCCCGAGGCCACCTTCGAAGAGAAGTGCAAGGCCGAGTGGGACAAGGACGCCCGCGCCCGCGCGAACTTCGGCCAGGACGGCTTCAAGGCGTACCTGCGCATGAAGCAGGCCGAGGCGAACGGTCGCGTGCGCATGTTCAGCTCCGGCCGCTAAACCAAACCCAACGCGTTCACGAAAGGAACCGACAATGAACACGAAACACTATGCATTCGGCGCGCTGGGCCTGCTCGCGGCCGCAGCCGTTCTGTTCTTCGCGGGCTACATGGACCTCGGCGCGTCGGGGGCGCTGCTCGCCACCACGCTCGCGGCCGCCAAGCCGCGCGCGTTCGAGCTCGGGGACTTCAACGAGATCCCGATGATCGCCGACGACATCATCTACCAGGGCGCGGCGGTCGGCGTGGTCGCGGCCTCGGGGCACGCGCAGCCGCTGGCGAATCCCAACCAGTTCGCGGGCTTCGCCGAGGAGACGTGCAACAACGCCGGCGGCGCGGCCGCGGCCAAGCGCGTCAAGGTGCGCACGCAGGGGCTGGTGAAGCTCGCCATCGGCTCGCTCGCCATCACCGACTACGGCGCTCCGGTTTATGCCACCGACGACGACACGTTCACGCTGTCGGCGAGCAACGCCGTGCTGGTGGGCTACGTGCACCGCTTCGTCGAGACGGGTGTAGGCATCGTGCGCTTCGACGCGCCGTCCTACGCCAAGATGGCGATCGATACGTAGATTCCCGCAGCGGGCCTCGCGACTTTCCCCAAACTTCAAAACTAGGAGCCCACGAACATGGGTGCACAAGACCTCTCCGTCGTCGGAACGCGCGACGTGCGGGACATGTATTTCGCCGCGCTCGAGCGCGTGCAGGCGGTCGGTTGGCTCAACGGCGTCGCCAACCGCTTCGATTCCGACCAGGCGGCCGAGAACTACCCGATGCTCTCGAACGTGCCGCGCATGCGCGAGTGGATCGGCGGGCGCCAGCAGAAGGCGCTGACCGGCCAGAAGCTCACGATCTACAACCGGCACTACGAGGCGACGGTCGGCGTGCCGATCCCCTGGATGCGCCGCGACAAGACCGGGCAGATCCGGACGCGCCTCGACGACCTCGCCGGCGAGGGCGAGGCGCACTGGCAGACGCTCGCGAGCGCGCTCATCCTGGCCGGGCCCTCGGCGGTGTGCTACGACGGGCAGTACTTCTTCGACACCGACCACGTCGAGGGCGACTCGGGCGCGCAGTCGAACGACATCACGGTGGACATCAGCGCGGTGCCGGGCGCGGGCACCGACAACACGGTGACGGCGCCCAACGCGGTGCAGATGCAATACGCGATCATCAGCGGCATCGCGAAGATCCTCGGCTTCAAGGACGATCAGGGCCGCGCGATGAACTCGAACGCGCGGAGCTTCCTCGTCACGGTGCCGCTCGGGCTGTGGATCCCGGCGGTGGCGGCGCTCTCGCCGCTGCGCACCGGGGCGCTCCAGCAGAACCTGAACATCCAGGGGCTGGAAGGCTTCCGGATCGACGTGCAGATGATCCCGGAGCTCACCTGGACGGACTCGTTCGCGGTGTGGCGCACCGACGCCTCGACCAAGGGGCTCATCCTGCAGGAAGAGACCGAGCCGGACCTGAAAATCCTCGGCGAGGACAGCGAGCACGCCTTCAAGAACGACGAGGTGATCGTCGGCGTGGACGCCTGGCGCGGCGGCGACTACGGGCTGTGGCAGCGCGCGTGCTACGTGGTGATGGTGTGATTTTCCGCTGAACCTTCACGGGCCCCGTAGAGCTCCTCTTTCCCGTGAAGCCTTGGGGGCGCTCGCTGGGGGCGCCCCTTTTTCTCTCGAACGGAGAAGCGACATGAAGAAGTTCACGACCGACCGCCCGGTGCGGCTCTATTCCGGCCAGGTGGAGCTCACCGCCGAGCAGGCGCACGACCGCGCGGGACTCGTCACCGCGGTGAAGGCCGACCGGGACGGCGCCGGCACCTACGCCATCACGGCGGAGAACGGCATCCAGTTCAAGGCCGGCGAAGTGTTCGGCTACGACGGCGACCCCGGCAAGGACTCGGGCCTCGTCGAGGCGAAGAAGGAAGACCTCGAGCGCGCG